CTCATGTTCAGGTGCAGATATGGATTTTGATTCAGTTACACAACAACAATGTATTGATTGTGTTTTAGAAAATTCAGGTGAAACAGAATCTAGTCTACAACAAAAACTATCAGACCAACTAAATGCACAATTAAATCCTGAAGTTACAAGCAAAACAAAAGAGTTTTAATCATGAAAGATGCTAACGAACTGAATGTAGAAGTAGAAAAAATAAAATCAGATATTCAGTTAGTTAGAAAGGATATCGAAGTCATTAAGAATAATCATCTATATCATATAGAAAGTGATATAAGAGAACTCAACAAAAGACAAGATGATAGAGATAAGAAAGCTTGGTGGATTGCTGTTATCTTAATTACACAATTAGCTATATCAGTTAGAATATTAGTATTAGGTTCTTAACATGATTCCAATGGAACTATTGTCAATGTTGGCATCCACAGTTCTTGGTGGTGTTTTATCCATCATGTCTCAAAAAGCAAAGGATAGAGCAGAAGAACAAAAGATGTTATTACAACGTGCTCAACTACAAGCAGAGCAGTTTGATAAAGCAAGAGAAGTAACCGATGCTTTTACTAAGAATACTCGTAGATGGATAGCACTTATGTGTGTACTAGCTATAATTGTATTACCTAAGTTAGCACCATTTATAGACCCTAACATGCCTGTCTATGTAGGCTATGTAGAGACAGTACAGCAGGGTTTTTGGCTCTTTTCTAGTGATGTTGATATGACACAATGGAAACCTTTAAATGGGCTCGTAATCACTCCATTAGACACTCATGTGGTATCTAGTATCATAGGTCTTTATTTTGGTGGCTCTTTGGTCAGAAGATAATGTCTGAACTTACCAAGAAGATGCTTACAGCAGTCGTTCCTTTATTATTAGCTATGTTAGGTTATTTATTTAATAGTCTCCTTGCTATGCATGATAGTGTTAATATATTAAATCAGAAGATGTCTATTTTAGTGGATATGGATAATCAGATTATTCCATCACCTGATAATGTCATCGAAAGACAAAAAATAAGAGAAGATATGATGAAAGAGATATTAGAACTAGATAAAAGACTATCAATTATAGAATGGAGAATAGACAATAAATGACAGATATTTCACTAGCAGTAGCATTATTTTTATTATTCTTAGTGTTTTTTAATTCAGTTAGGATAAGAACTAAATGGTTTAAACCTGAGCTATCTATAATTGAGATATTGTTCGTAATCATAGTATCATATATCATAGTGCTACAATTTTAAGAGGTAATCATGGCAGGTCTTACAGTAACAACAGCAGAAACAGAATTTGCAATCACAAGTGCAGAAGTCAAGAATTGGCTTAGAATCGATGGTAGTGATGATGATACAGTTATATCAACATTACTTAAAGCATCACATAATTGGGCTAAGAGATACACAGCAAGAAGTATTACAACCCAAACATTAAAGATTTCAATAGATTCTGTTTATGATACCGATATACCTGTCAAAGAAGGAAACTATGTAGGCATAGACCAAGATATTACTCGTAGAAGTATATTACTGCCACAATCACCTGTATCATCTATATCAAGTGTTAAATACTATGATGATGCAGATACAGAAAGCACATTTGATTCAAGTAAGTATTATTTAGATTCAGCAGGTGTTCCTGCAAGATTTGTTTTAAGAAATGGTGAAAGTTATCCAACAGGATTAAGAGTAGCCAATGCTTTAGAGATTACCTATGTAGCAGGATATGGTGGTACAACTGATGTGCCTGATGATATCAAACATGCATGTCTTATTTATACAGCATGGTTATTTGAACACAGAGGTGATGGAACAGAGAGAATGTCAGCACCTTATCAAGCAACTCAGTTATTACAACCCTATGTTGTTAGACAATTCTCAACTAACCCTTATCGTGGCACAGCACATTATGGTGGTATGGTCTAATGTCTCTTATAGGAGAGATGAGAAATAGAATCAGTTTACAGACTTTAGGTGGTGTAACTGATGCAGGTGGTGGTCAATCTACTAGCTATTCTACTGCTACAACTGTATGGGCTAAAGCAGAGAATCTATCAGGTGGTGAAGGAATCTTTGGAGACCAAATCAGAGGAACATCTAATTACAGATTTACAATCAGATATTATTCTTCTTTAACAGAAAAATATAGAATCTCTTACAACTCAAAAACATTTAACATAACTCAGATTACTGATATTCAAGAAGGAAGAAGAAAGTTTCAAGAAATACTAGCAACTGAAGGAGTAGCTACATGATATCTGTAAAAGTTGAATCTAACTTTGCTAAGAATGCAGAAGTAGTACTTAAAAAGTATCAGGTCAATGCATCAAGACATGTTAATCGTGTTCTTAATACTTTTAAGAGGGATATTCAGTTGGGCATGAGAAACACACCAAAGACAGGTAATACTTATGAACGAGGTGGTAAAACTCATATAGCTTCATCAGCAGGGAATCCACCTGCAATGGACACAAGCAGATTGGTAAATAGTATTCAAATTAAACCATCATCACCAAGTATAAAACCTGTAGGCAAAGTATTTACTAATGTAGAATATGCTCAGATGTTAGAACTTTATATGGACAGACCATTTATGGGTAAGGAATCCAAAGCATATCAACAAGCAAAAGAATTCTCTAAAAAGATGGCTAAAGATATTAAGGTGAAATAATGGGATATCATTCATTCGATTTACAATCAGCACTCTATTCATTGTTATCAGGTGATAGCACACTTGATAGTTTATTAGGTGATAACAAGATATTTGATTCTGTAGCACCACAAGATACAGCATATCCTTATGTTTTAATTGGCACAGAAATAACCACAGATATAGGAACTAAGACTGTAGATGGTAATTTATACAACGTAGATATTGATGTTTGGTCTCAATATAGAGGTCAAAAGGAAATCAAGGAAATAATGGAAAGAATTTACAATTTAACGAATAATGTTACAATCTCTGTGTCAGGTGCTGATTCTGTTATGAGTTATGTCAATAGTGCAACAACTCTCGTAGAAGCAGATGGAATCACAAGACATGGTATAATTAATATTAATTTTACAATTTACGATAATTAAGAGGTAAACAAATGGCAGTACAAAAAGGTGCAGAGGTATTAGTCAAAGTTGGAGATGGTGCTTCACCTGAAGCATTTACAACTATTGGTGGACTAAGAGATACTTCAATTTCAATCAACCAAGAAACAGTTGATGTTACAACAAAAGATTCATCTAGAGTTAGAGAACTTCTAGCACAAGGTGGAATTAAATCTTTTACAATTTCAGGTAGTGGTGTATTTGATGATTCAGCATCACATCAAACAGTATTAAGTGATTTTGATAGTGCTACATTTACTAACTATCAATTCATAGTGCCTGATTACAATACTTTTACAGGCTCATTCCAAGTAACAGCTATTGAATATAGTGGTACTTATAATGATTCAGCTCAGTATTCACTTACATTTGAATCAGCAGGTGAAATAACTATTGCTACTGTCTAATGTGGATTGATACAGAAGTAACTGTAAATAAAAAAAAGATTAATGCTAAAGTTAATCTAGGTTCTGACCAATCAGAAGTTGAACTGCCATTCTTTGATGGTTGGGATAACTTAGGTGTTATGAAAATAGATAAGGAAAAATATCTCATCTTTAGTGCTACAAATGTTGGTGGTAGAGATGAGATAATCAGAATGAAAATTAAAAAGGAGAAAAGTAATGACAGTCAATTCGTTGAAAGCAGAGAAGATTCTTAATTTCAAAGACAAGACATACAAAGCTCGTATGTCATTAGATACCATCATGAGAATAGAAGAAGCATTAGGCACATCTATTCTTAAAGTAGGTAATAAACTAACTACAGCAGATATTACTTTATTAGATATCATAACTATCTTAACTCTTGCTATCAGAGCAGGTGGAAATGATATTAATGAATCTGATATTAAAAAACATGTATCTGAGATTGGTTTAGTTGAATCAATGAAATTAACAGGTGAACTACTGACATTAGCACTTAATGTAGACCCTGATAATACAGAAAAAAAAAGCAATCCTTAAATGATGATTACGAGCTACCTGTAGAAAGGTGGCTTGAAATATGTGTTGGTATGATGCATCTATCACCACAGCAAGTGTGGGATATGTCTATTAAGGAAATCACTCTAGCTATAAAAGGATTTACAGAATACAATACAGGTAAGAAATCAGAGCCTATGGACAAATCTGATTTGGAACGATTAAAGGAAATGTACCCTGACAACTAGACATGGAATTAGATAAGTTATTAGTTAAAATTGAAGCAGATTTATCAGACTTAAAACGAGGTCTTGATAAAGCAAACAACGAAGTCAAAAAATCATCTAGCAAGATGTCAAACGAATTCAAGAAGTTTGGCACAACTCTTAGCAACATAGGTGGAAAAGTAATCACATTCGGTGGTTTATTTGCTACAGCATTTGGTGCATATCAAATCAAACAAGTAGTTGATGTCGGAAGACAAATCGAAGACTTACAAGTAAGACTAAAAGCATTATTCGGTACAGCAGAAGAAGGCTCTAGAGCATTTGACCAAATGGTCAAGTTTGCTAGTAAAGTACCATTCACATTAGCAGAAATACAAGGTGCATCAGGTAATCTTGCAGTAGTAGCAGAAGATGCAGAAGAACTTGCAGAGTTATTAGAGATAACAGGTAATGTAGCAGGTGCTACAGGTTTATCATTCCAACAAACTGCTGAACAAATTCAAAGGTCGTTCTCAGGTGGTATAGCATCTGCTGATGTATTCAGAGAAAGAGGTGTCAGGTCAATGCTTGGATTCCAAGTGGGTGCTGAAGTCTCAATCAATGAAACTGTAAAAAGATTTAAAGAAGTATTTGGTAAAGGTGGAGAGTTTGGAAATGTAACAGATGATTTAGCAAACACTTTAACAGGTACTTTATCTATGCTTGAAGATAAACTATTTCAATTCAGAAAAGCAATTGCAGATGAATTTATGGTTGAGCTAAAGGCTCAGTTTGGTGATTTAAATAATGCACTTGCAAACAGTCAAGATGAAATAGTTAAGTTTGGCTCTGAGGTTGGTAAATCATTAGCTAACCTTACAAGCATCATTGTAGAAAACTTTGAAACAATAAAAACCACAGTAGAAGCATTAGGAATATTCTTAGCAACAACTGTAGTAGCAAAAGTTATTACAGCATTTGCAAAAGCAAACGTGGTAGTAAGAGGTTTAACTGTATCTTTAATAGCACTTCAAGCAGGTTTTGATAGAGTAGAAAAAACAGAAAAGAAAGTAGTAAGAGTACAAAAAGATGAAATTGCAAACTTAAATGGAATCTTGAAGCTCATAGATATTTATGGTGATAAAGTTCTTAATTTAAATGATGCTAAACAAAAAACTGCCGAAATAACAAAAAATGTCATCATAACAGAAGGTGAACTAAAAGAAATAGTTCAAGAAGTAAATAAAACATTTGAAGATGCAGGACAATCTATTTCCGATGCTTTCGGTGATTCAATAGCTAAAGGTCAGGATTTTGGTGATGCTATGAAGAATATATTCCAAGATGTAACATCACAGATTATTTCAACAATAGCACAAATATTAATTATAAAACCTTTGATAGATAGTTTAACTGCATCATTAACTGAATATCAGGAAAAACAAAAAGGTGGCATAGGTGCATCTTTAGGTGGTGGTTTAGGTGGTTTAGTAAGTTCAGTTGGCTCATTCTTAGGATTTGCAAATGGTGGTTATACTCCACCAAACAAACCTTACATGGTAGGTGAAAGAGGTGCTGAGTTATTTGTACCTAAAACAGCAGGAAACATAATTCCTAATAACGAATTAGGTGGTAGTGGAGTTGTAGTTAATCAATCAATATCATTTAGCACAGGTGTTGTACCAACAGTAAGAGCAGAAGTCTTAAATCTTCTACCAACAATCAAACAAGAAACAATAAATGCAGTAGCAGAACAAAGAAGTCGTGGTGGTGCATTTGCTAGAACATTCGGAGCATAGTTATGGCAGAGCCAAGTTATCCTTTAACATTACCAACATCTCCATCTAACTTTGTTACAAGTGAATGGAGAATTATTAGAACAGTTGCTTATACTGAATCACCATTTACCTATGGTCAGCAAGTAGCAAAATATCAAGGCTCAGTTTGGCAGACAACAGTTACATTACCACCAATGAACAGGGCAGATGCAGGAGCATGGCAGTCATTCTTTATGCAACTCAATGGCAGATTTGGAACATTCTTACTTGGAGACCCTGATGCTAAAACCATACAAGGTGGAGCAACTACAGTTATATCAGTTAATGGAGACCATTCAGTTGGAGCATACGATGTTGTAGTAGATGGTGCTGATGTATCTACAGTGATATTTAAGAAAGGTGATTATGTACAATTTGGCTCAGGTGCATCATCTAAACTTCATATGATAGTAGCTGATATCACATCAGATGGTTCAGGTAATGCTACATTACAAATCGAGCCATCACTTAAAACAGCACTTACAGATGATGATGTTGTAACTTATTCTAATACCAAAGCAGTCATGAGAATGGATTCTAATGAATTAGGATGGAATGCTAACAATGTATCACTCTATGGAATCACATTTTCCTGCACAGAATCCCTATAATCGATTTTATGGGCTTTAAATTTTGGGTGGTACCAAAGTACCCTAGACATTAAAAAGGAGCTAAAATAGGGTATTCTAGCTCCTCATATTCGGAGAAATATAACTAATTATAGCACAATATCCCAAAATATAGCTATTATTGAGATAAATACCACACATTTGATGGTATCTTGATGTTGCTCATATATTTCTAGTATTTTATCTTTCATTGTTATTCTCCTGTTGAACTATGTAATGTACATTATCACCTCTATGGTAATTTAATATAGTACATATATCATTTGCTTCTTCTTCGGTGTCATGTTTACCACCGAAAAATCCTCTGTATTTAGATGCTACTGCACCTGTTGATTTATTGGTTATTTCAATTATTTGATAGCTCATTTTTATCTCCTAGTAGTTAAAATACAATACTGCACTGATTGGTACTAAAATACCTCTTGAAGTATTCTCATCACCACCTTCAGCAATCTTTCCTGCTTGATAATATTTTCTAGCAATCTTTTTCATGTTCTCAATCGGAACAGATAAAGTGAAACACAATTTTTCTTTTTTATAAAAAGATACAACCCAATGGTCAGATTTTGTAGTTGTTATGCCACTGTCTTTATTTCTAGATTTAAATTCAACAAACATGTTTCCTGTTTCTTTCCATTTATCTTGTTCTGCTTTGACTTCATGTTTACCATCATATAAATCTTTTAATATTTTACTGTATTCTTCTTCAGCTAACACACCTGTCTCTAGGTCATATCTAAAATCAGAATTATGTTTCATTTTCAGTCACTTCTATTAATTTATTAATGTACCATTGAGCCTTTTTTAAATCCTCTAATCCATTCTTATATCTGTGTCTACAAATATACTTCAGGACATTGGATTCAAGATAAGGCATCTTTTGGTCTAGGATAAAATCGATTACTTCAATCTTACCTTGTGTGTAATGTTTAGGATGATTTACATTGTCAGTCATTTTATTCTCCTTAGATGTAACAGATGGGAATGTCACAACCCACCTGTTCTATAACATCTCATGTTACTTCTCAGCAACCCATTGCTAAGAATTCAGTTTCCCTAAATGCTCTTTGTAAAAGTTTAGAGTTGCAATATCAGACTTATGGTCTTCGTGGGTTATTTTAGAATCACCTGATTTATATTCTTTGATTCTATCTTGTAAGTAATTAATTACTTTCACATTGTCTATCATGTTTATTTCTCCTTGTTTTTGATTTTGTGTGGGAATCAATTCTATCACAAATCAATTCCCACGATTTATTTTTTTATAAGTTTTTATATGCAATCACAAGTTCATTAGCACTTGTTGGATTCATTCCTGACTTAATCAATTTAGATACAATCAGAGAACGTGCTCTTTGTTTCATCTTGCTTTTGCTAAAGCTTGTTTTTGTTTTCATATTTGTTCCCTTTCTACTCTTGATGGTTTGAATAATGAGTTAGTAACTTCTATTGCATACTTTACAATTCCATTTTTCTGACCACCATAATATTGCACATAAGTATTCCCATAATAAGATTCTCTTTCAAAAGAATCTCTTTTACCTATAGATTTATATTCAACTATAGATGATTGGTCATAACATGTTTTATTATGTATGAACATGGCATGACCACGATAAGAAATGATGTAACTTTTGTCTCTTGCAGTATGCTCATCTATAAACTTTTTAAGAGACATTTTGCTACCTTCATATTCATTGATAATATATCTAACTTTCCTTTTATATTTATTTGTTAAAAAAGTAGCATAATTTTCTGTTCTTGTACGACCTCTCCATTCCTTGCTCATACGAAAATATTTTCTGTAAGCATTGAACACAGTTTGCACAGGTTTATTAACTGCTAAAGACATTGCAAATATTCCACACAAACCTTGCTCGGATATTGGTCTCCCATTTGCTTCTTCTTTATTTTTGTATCTATATATTGTCATATTTTTCTCCTATTTAGTTTTGGGTAGTTTAGGTGATACCCACACCATTCGTTTATTATAAACCTCGTGTACCCATACATTCAGGTTTACATGCTGACCAATTTAAACTGCTTGGTTTACGACCAACACTTCTAAATCTTCTTGCTTTCTCAACTGTGTTTTGAATAGCAACATCTCTTTCTGCATCATCAAGAAATGCTGTAGACCACCATATGTGTCTTGCACCTCTTGTGCCTTTTAAGAATAATATTGCATTTGCTCTTGGGCATGTTTTGTCTGTGTAAGCAATCATACCTATAGATTCAAGTTCTTCATTTTCTATTTTCTCAAAGTTAGGATGCTCACCTGCTTTGATTGTTAGTTTATCTTCTTTGTCGTAGTAGTTTTCGTTTGTCATAATTTTCTCCTTTTCTATATAAGTCTTAATTAACTTATACGTTAAGTATACAATACTGAAAGTATAATACAATACCCAAAAAGCACTTTTTTTCAGTTTTTTTTACTTTTTTTCCTCATCAGGAGCTATTTTTATGCCATTTATCTTATTTATTGTGTCAATCAGGCTATTTATAGCCTTGATATACTGACAACTGAGTTCTAATGTTTCCTGATTCCATTCCTTTTGATGTAGCAGGTCATTCCATAGTTTTTGATTATAGTTGAGGTCTTTGACCAATTTATCTTTAGTTTCAGTCATCCTACCCAAGACTTCTTGAGCAGATATTGTCCATTTTTGTATTTCATCTTTCATCATTTTTTGTGTCATTGTTATTCTCCTTTAGTGAATCTAATATCTTTTTAATATCAGCTAGTACTTCTTTTTTTCCCTCTACAACACCAATCATTACATCTTCTTGTCCAGCAGTATCATTTCTATATACATAATCTTTATGTACTCGATATAAAACTTCTAATTCATTGATAGCATCAATCATATCTTTTTCGTTTATTTCGTTTTTAGTTATCATATTTTTATCTCCACGATTCTCCATTGACCCATACCACTAATGCTTTACGAACACCTTTTGTTACTTTTTTAACTCGATGATTAATAAAGCTTGTGAATGCAATCAATGATTCTTCTTTTGCATTTATTACATAGGTTTCACCACCATGAAAAAATTCTAAATCACCACCTTCAAAGTCATCATTTAAAACATAAGACATGCTTATCTTTCTTAATGAACTTAATCCATCTGATACATCAGAATGCCAATCATAGTAATCACCAACTTTATATTCTAGATATTGAATATCTTGTATACAGGATAATCTGTAATTAAAAGTTTCATTCAAATCTAAAATAATATAATTAAGTTGTGTACCGATGTAAGATTCTATTGGTAATCTCCAAGCATCAACTTGTCTGATGCCTTTAGCACCTGATTTTATTTTTGCTTGTATCGGTTTTTTCTTTTCTTCTATTTCTTCTAAAAAGTTTAAACGAGTATCTGAATTAATTGATTTATGAATCAAACCATAAATAGGATTTGTATTTAAATCAGGCTGACAGAACTCTCTAAAGAACTGATTAGGCATGGGAGAATAACTACTCACTTGCATTCTCCCGAAGTGTTAATGTTCCTTTTTTACTTCTAGATATCACAACACCATTACCGATTGCTTTTCTGCAATCATCAGGTACTAGATTTTTGATATCAGTAACTATCTCTTTATGTTTAGCAACATATGGTTTGCATTCTTTTAGTGATGTAATCAACGTATTCATCTGCTGATTATCTTTCATATCAAGAGTTCTCATGCCATCTAGTTTTATTTCTTTAGGTTGCTCTATCGGTGCAAAATCTTTTGGCTCTTTATCTTCTTCAACATATTTCCAAAAAGCTTTCTCAGCATTGTAAAGTGTCTTTTGAAACTCAGGGTCAGATTCTATTGATGTCCAATCATGATTTCTGTTACCGAAAAATACTGTAAGATATGTTTCATTAGCACCTGAGTGCATCATGTAATGTTGCATCTGACAGTAGTAATATTGAGCTACATTCTCTAGATTATTATTTTCGTAAGTATGTTTTGCTTCAACCACGATATTAGATTCTTCTATTAATCCATCTAAATGAGACATCATAAAATCTTTTTGTTCTAGTGTGATATCACGTTTGATTTTAGTATGTTCACAATGACTTTTCTCAAGACATCTTTCTAACCAATCAAGGTTAAGTTTTTCTGTAGCAATTCCGATTTGTACAGGTAATACATCTGATAAGTCAGGTTGTTCTACACGTTTTGTTTTTTCTAGCCATAGTGAATGCCAATCACCATCAATGATTCTTTTAGCATCACTACCACCAATTCCAAGTGTTCTATCCATTGTTATTCTCCGATTTGTTTTGTGAGTAGATAGGCTGAAGGGGTACAAACAGCCTATCTACATAGGAGAAACGATTATGACTGTCGTTTCTAATGAGCAAAATATGAAAACTAAAAAGGAACATCATCCTTTTCAACTTTCTTTATATCATCTTTTTCATGTAAAACCAATGATATGAATTCATATTGGTTTCCTGATTGAGATGTACCTGATTTCTTATAGCCATATACTTTATAATCTTTGTTATTAGTATTCATAGCTCCATAGATATCATATTTGTTTTGTTCATCTGCAACTGCAATATATCCAACCCTTTCATAGACTGAATAGTATTGTTCACCTGCTCGATTGAATTGTTTGACCACACAGATTTGTTTTCCATATTCTGAGCCATCATCAATCTTACCTTGTTTAATCAACTCATCAGATTCTCTTGCTTCATTCAATGTGCCATTGATTGCTTCTGATTGTTGCAACGTGCCATTTTCAGCACGTTGTTCAATATCTTTTACTTGATTCATAACTTCATTTACATCCATTATTATTCTCCTATAGTTCGTTAGTTACTTTTTGATTTACTTTTGGTGCTTGTGGTTTGACAGCATTATTACCATCATCATCTTCAGATGGAAGTCCATATAAAGATTGTAATCCATAACGTTTTGCATAGGTTATTCCACTAGCCATTTGATGAGCATTCTGAAGATTAGCACATGGTACAGGCACACAACTTTCATAAGTGTCAGTATCGTTTACATGTCTCATAACAGTCTTAACGAATAACTTACCTTCATGCTCATGAATGTGTTGTGTAAAGAACAGACCAAATGCTGAACCTTGATTGACAGCATCTATTACTGCTTCTAATGTTGAGTAAGTAGATTTGAAATGTGGATTAGTTCCATCTTTCTTAGCACTTACTTTAAGTGTTTGAAACAAGTTCAATGCACTAGCCAATCTAAGTTCACTATCTTGCTTCTCTTGTATTTTAGTTATAGCCATTATATTTCTCCTATAAGTTGGTTATGAGCAGTTTCGTAGACAGACATGCTCAGGTCTAATATGTACTAAGGATATTAATATGAAATGGGTTGTATGTAAAGCTTTTATTTATACTCATTTTATATTACAATTCAGGGGAACAATAATAACAGGAGTTATAATGAAACTAAACGAATATTTAAAAAAGGAAAAGCTTTCTATAGCAAAATTTGCAATGAAATGTGATATTCCCTTTCCTACAATATCTAAATACTACTATGGTGAGAAGATACCAAGACAAGAGAATATGCATAAAATCTATCAATGCACAGAAAAGAAAGTAGATGCTAATGATTTTTATGGAATCAAATAATGTCATTTGAATGTATGGCATGGGCAGTTAAGCAAGATACTAAAGCAACGACTAGCAAACTAATATTATTGATGTTGGCTAATTATGCTGATGAAGAACGTAAATGTTTTCCTAGTGTCGAACATATAGCAAAACTATGTCATTGTTCTAGCAGAAGTGTATTGAGACATATTAAAGACTTAGAAAAAAAAGGGTTTATCAAAATAGGTAAAGTCAAAGGAAAAGTTAATAATGTGAATCAATATATTGTCGGTAGTGACAATATGTCACATGTGACAAATACGACAATCGGTTATGACAAATTGTCACACAATACTAATATATATAAAAAACCAAATATATTAGAAAAGAAACGTAAGAATAGAAATTTTCTTGCAGGTTAATACATAGGAGAAATGATTATGACCAAAGTAGATGGAATACATCGAGCAAAAGACTTAACTGAAAATATATGGGCTTTATACAGAGGTGAGAGCCAAAAAAGGTATTATTGTGGATTTAAATCAATAGACCCATTTTTTAAGATTATTAAACCCTCTTTTAATCTTTTTACAGGCACACCTAATAGTGGAAAATCAAGTCTAACACTAGAGATAGCAATGAGAACTGCTATAGAGCATGGATTTAAGTATATGATATTCTCACCTGAGCATTCATCAGCAGTTAATCTAAAAAGACTTGTTGAGAAATTCTGCAAAAAACCTTTTGACCACATGTTTGAATATCGAGCTAGTGAAACAGAAGTAATGAATGCTATTGATTTTATTCATGAGCATTTTCTTTTTGTAGACAAAAGAGAAGATTCACCTGATATAGATTGGATTCTAGAACGTGCTAGAGCCTGTCATGAAGAATTTAATATCGATGGATTACTGCTAGACCCATATAATGAAATTAATCCTAATAGAGCATCACTTAGAGAAGATGAACATATATCACTTTTGATATCTAAAATAAAAAGATTTAATCGTGAAACTGAAACCTGCACTTTCTTAGTAGCTCATCCTACCAAGCAAATAAGAAATGCTGATGGAATGTTTACTGTCAATAGCCTTTATGATGTCTCAGGCTCAGCTCATTGGAATAATAAAGCAGATGTAGGAATCATTGTCACTAGAGACTATGAGAATCATACAACTAATATCAGAATAGCTAAGATACGAGAGATTGATGTGCAAGGGAATGTTGGAGAATGCACTATCCAATGGAATAACAAAACTAAATGCTTTGAAGATTTATCAATACTATAGGAGAAAAAAATGTATAAAATTGTAATAGAAATAGATGAAAACAAACCAATATCAGAAGTACATGGTGTACATGCATCACTTTATTTAGAAGAAAAAATAAATATGCCTAAGCTTTATTATAAGCATATAAAAAACATATGTAGTAAGAACAAAATCAATCCAAAATTAATAGATTTATTATGCTTAGAGGATTTTATAAAGTTAGCTAGAGGTCGTAAATGGACAGATGTAAAACCTAAATTGTATGAATATGTTTCTATGAAATTAAAATGATTGCTGATTACGAGAATCATGTAAGAAAATATTCTGATTCATTTGAGAGAATAATATTACCTGATACTAAGGTAGCTCAAGTAAAAGAATTTGTAAGAGAAGTTCTAAAGAAAAAGAATACTGAGCATCATCACAAGATTGATAACAACTTCGAATATGCTAGATGGCTTAATGGGTTTTTAGGTGAATGTGCAGTCGAGCAATATCTAGGTAAACCTTTTGTAGATTTTAGTGTAGGTGATTCAGTTGATTACCATGTATCTGATTTATCTAAACTAGGCTATCAATGTGGTGTTAAGACATCAGCTAAGTACAGATACCCTGTAATATTCAAGCAATCCTATAAACCTGAGATTATTGTGGTCAAGCAGACCGAGAATCTATTATGGATATGTGGTCTTGCAACACCTAACATACTTAATACCTTTCAGTCTTTAGAATTAATTACCGACCATTTAATTCTAAAAAGAGGTACAAAAACTGCATTTTATGGGTTTCATCAGCTAATTAACCCAAAAAAAATGATAAATTATTTAAATAAATGTTTACTTTATACTTAAAGTATATAATAATACTTATATAGGGTAATGAAACCCTAGTAAACAAAGGAGAAAAAAATGACAAAACTAAGACTAAAACTAAAAGTAAGAGAGCCACACAATCCTGAGTATCTTTTACAAAGAACTGTTAAATTAGATATGAGTAAAGATGCATGGGATGATGCAGATTATGACAAAAAACTACAACTTGCTAATGATGCAGTTAAAAATGATGATTATCTTAATGCAGAAGATGTTCAATATAAACTTTACAGAGTTAAGGCTCTATAACAATTAATTAAAATAGGAGAAACATAATATGATGTTATTTACAAAACAAATAGAAAACAAACTAATAGAAAATCATAAAAAACATAAAGAAGCTTGGAATGAAGAGCATCCTGAGTATGTAGAATCAAAAGCTGTTGTAAAGCTTTTCAATCCTACAGGATTAGGTACTTGGTATCTAAGTGAATACAACCCTGAAACAAATGAAGCTTTCGGTGTATGTGTTTTACATGAAGTAGAACTTGGTTATGTTGATATAAATGAACTAAAATCATTCAGAGGTCAATTCAACTTAGGAATAGAAAGAGATAAATCATTTCCTATCAACAGACTAACATTAAAACAATGTCAAGAACTTGCAAAAAAAAGACAAGAAATTGAAAGCATGTAATTTAAATGAAAGAAAGAGAGCAGTCAGAAATGATTGCTCTTTTTTTATATCTATTGTATAAATAACAACATGAATAACGAGTGGGCAGTACAAAATACAATCACAAAGAATATAGATGATATCGTACCTTACGATTCTAACCCAAGAGAACATGCACCTGAACAGATAGAACAGGTAGCTAATTCAATCAAAGAGTTTGGTTGGACTATGCCAATCCTAATAGATGAGAATAACGAAATCATAGCAGGTCATGGCAGATTACTAGCAGGTAAATCACTAGGCATAAAAGAAGTGCCATGTATAGTTGCTAAAGGTTGGTCAGATGAAAAGAAAAAAGCATATTGTATTGCTGATAATAAACTAACTGAAAATAGCACTTGGTCAAAAGATTTCTTAAAACTTAACTTTGAATTTCTAATTGATAATGAATTTGATTTAGGTCTTACAGGTTTTAATAAATTAGAATTAGATAAGCTTTTCAAAACAGAGATAGAAATTGATACTACAGAAAAAGATTTATCTGAAAAATGTGAATTAATAATCGAATTAGATAGCACAATCAAACAAGAAGAACTATACGAAGAATTATCACAAAGAGGTTTTAAATGTCGAGTATTAAGTTTTTAAAAGAAATAAAATACAAACCATCTTTTAGAACAGAACAAATATGTGGAATTTATGATTTGAATCCTACAAGTTTATTAAGAAAACAATTCGATTTTGATTTAGATTTGCAATCGTTTGATTGGCAAATTGGAATAATAGTTGGTACAAGTGGAAGTGGTAAGTCGAGTTTAGCAAAAGAACTATTTAAAAAAGATTATGATATTAAACATAATTGGAATAATGAAACATCTTTCATAAATGATTTTTCTAAAGAAATTGATATAAAAGAAATATGTAAATGTTTATCTAATGTAGGTTTTTCAAGCCCACCTTTATGGTTATTACCATTTTCACAGTTAAGTACAGGTCAGCAGTTTAGAGTGAATGTTGTTAGAGCAATATTAGAAAGCAAAAATATATGTTGTATTGATGAATTTACATCAGTAGTGGATAGAGAGGTTGCAAAAATAGGAAGTCATTGTGTTCAAAAATTTGTAAGGAAAACAAACAAAAAATTTGTAGCTGTTTCTTGTCATTATGACATATTAGAATGGCTACAACCTGATTGGGCATTCGATGTTAATAAAAATGAATTAACAAGGGGGAATCTTCGGAGACCAAAAATTGAATTCAAAATATACGAATGTGATAGAGAATACTGGAAAATGTTTAAAGACTATCACTATTTGAATCATGATATACATAAAGCATCAAAATGTTTCATAGGAACCATTAATAATAAACCTGTTGCATTCTCATCCTATATACATTTTCCTCATCCAAATATTAAAAATTGTAAAAGAGAACATAGAACAGTAGTTTTACCTGATTATCAAGGTTTAGGATTAGGAAACAGAATAAGTGATTTTGTAGCAAATTTTTGCAAAGAAAAAGGATATAGATATATGTCTACTACATCACAACCTAGTATGATTTATTATAGAAACAAATCAAAATTATGGTCATTAAAAAGATTTGGAAGTCATGTTGCAATAACAGGGAAAACATCGACCATAAAAGGCAAAATGCATACTAGTAGAAACAGACTTACTTCATCATTTGAATATATAGGACTTGTATAATGTTTATTTTTACTCTATAAAAAAGATATGCCAAAAATAGTTAATAGAGATGATTCAACAGCAGAGATGATTAAAAGCTTATCAGGGCTTGGTATTACTCATGAACAGATATGTGCCATTGTTAAGATATCTAAACCAACTCTATACAAGTATTATCAGGAAGAATTGCAAGAAGGTAAGGCTAATGCAAATGCACAGGTAGCTAAAAACCTATTTAAGATTGCTACAGGCTCAGGAAGAGAGGCAGTAACAGCTAGTATCTTTTGGTTAAAGACACAGGCTAAGTGGAAAGAAACAGATGTTATCGAGGTCAATAACGTAGCAGAACAAGATGAACAATTTAGAAAACTCATATCCAATATTCGAGAAGCTAAACTATCAGAGAAAGATAGCAACGAATCTACTCACTGATTGGTATAACAAGGCTCGTAAGAATCAAATTGTATCTGAATCAGATAAATACAATATTCATTTATTTCTAGCAGGTAGAGGTTGGGGTAAAACCTTAACAGGTGCATATGATATTATTCAATACTGTTTAGAGAATAGAGGTGTTGTATGTGGTGTAATAGCACCTACATATGGAGATTTAAAAAGGGTTGTCTTTGCAGGTGATAGTGGATTCATAAGAATATTAAACCCTGATTTATTAAACACTACAGGTTATAACAAATCAGATAGTGAAATACATTTCTACAATGGTAGTAAGATTATTGGATTCCCTGCTATCGAGCCTGACAGACTTCGTGGTGTTCAGTTTCATAGAGCATGGTGTGATGAGTTAGCATCATGGAGATATAGAGAAACATTTGATAACTTGATGATGGCATTACGACTAGGACATAACCCTAAGTGCATTATTACAACAACACCAAGACCAACCAAGCTTATAAAAGAATTAGCTAAAAGAGAAGATACAGAAGTTATTAGTGGTAGTACATTTGAGAATATAGATAATCTTGCACCATCAGCAATAGCCATGCTCAAAGAACGATATGAAGGAACAAGGATAGGTAGACAAGAGTTATTTGCTGAGATACTCGAAGATGTAGAAGGTGCATTATTCAATGGTCAGCTAATAGAAGATAACAGGGTAAGAGATATACCTGATTTAGAAAGAATCGTTGTAGCTATTGACCCTGCTGTTACAGCAAATGAAAACTCAGATGAAACAGGAATCATTGTTGCAGGTAGAACTTCTGATAATCACTTTTATATTTTACAAGATGCATCACAGACCACATCACCTGATGTATGGGTTAAGAAAGCAATAGAATTATACAATCGGTACGAATGTGATAGAATCGTAGCAGAGGTAAACAATGGTGGAGATTTAATTGAACGACTTTTACGAACACAAGACAGCACAGTTCCCTACACAAGTGTTCGTGCAACAAGAGGAAAACAAGTCAGAGCAGAACCTATTTCAGCATTGTATGAACAAAACAGAGTGCATCATGTTGGGTATTTCAAGGATTTAGAAGAACAAATGTGTCAATTCACAGGAAATAATGTAAAATCTCATGATGATAGGGTTGATGCATTGGTGTGGGCTATTACTTCATTGCAAAGCTCAGGTAAAGCAATTTTTAGGATAAGTTAAACATGGGATTATTTGACAGATTTTTTAAGCAAGAAGAAAAACCAACACAAAAGAAAGAAGCACCTAAAGTTATGTTCAATAAACTTAGTGCTTATTCATCTAAGACAAACAGAAGATATAAAGATTATGCAAAGGATGGCTACCAAGAAAATGCTATCGTACATAGATGCATACAACTAATCTCAAACTCTGCATCAGCAGTTAAGATTGATGTATTTAGTGACCAAACAAAATTAGACAACCACGAATTAATTTCACTACTTAACCGACCAAACCCATTACAGTCAGGTGTAGAGTATTTCTCATCTCTATATTCCTATTTGTTAATCTCAGGTAATTCATATCTGCTCAGAGATACAGAAAGCTTTACACCACCAAGAGAATTGTATTTATTAAGACCCGATAGAATCGAGATTAAAGCAGGTACATCAGTAATACCTGAAAGTTATAACTATGTTATCGATGGCAGAACTGAATCTGTTTATCCTGTAGACCAAAAGACAGGACAAGGACAAATCAAACAAATTAAGCTTTGGTCTCCTTTAGATGATTTTTATGGACTATCACCAATTATGGCTAGTGCATACAATATTGACCAACATAACCTTGCAGGGATGCACAATGTGGCATTACTCAAAAATGGGTGTACTCCAAGTGGTATGCTTAAATTTGAACCCACAGATGAGACAGGGATGTCTACCCAATTAACAGATGAACAACGAGCTAGATTGCTAGAAGATTTAGAGTTTAGGTTTCAAGGAACTCATAACTCAGGAAGACCGATGTTACTAGAAGGAAACTTCTCATATCAGCAATTAGGCTTGAATCCAAAGGATATGGATTTCTTAGAGTTGCTTAATCTATCAGCAAGAGAAATTGCTTTATGTTTCGGTGTACCTGCACAGTTGATTGGTATACCTGATAGTCAAACCTATTCAAACATGGAGACTGCAAAACTTGCACTCTACGAGGAAACAGTCATACCTTTACTTAAACGTGTAGAATCAGACTTAAATGAATATCTAGCACCACTTTATGAAGGTGATTTAAGAATCCAATATGATTTAGATTCTATTCCTGCAATGGCAGAGAAAAGAAAACAAATCTATGAGAATGTAGTACAAGGTGTTAATGCAGGTATTCTAACTCGTAACGAAGCAAGAGACAGATTAGGACTTGAAGAAGTATCAGGTGGAGATGAATTATACATTCCATCTAACTTATTCCCAATCGGTGAGACAATGGATTCATCTGAAGATAATGATAAACCTGTAGATGTTGATGAAGCAGAGAAAGCTTATGATGAAATCTATGGCACTAAAGAAGAAATATCTAAAGATGTTTACACCACAGAAGATGAAGCTTTAGACAGAGCAGATGAAATAGGATGTGTTGGTACTCATTCTATGGAACAAAATGGTGAGACAGTTTATATGCCATGCAGAACACATGCTGAATACAATAGACTTACAGAAGATAAAGCATTATCTGATTTAGATTTAACTCCAACTGATTCAATGGCAGAAGAAGCAAAACGTGGATTAGAATGGAGAAAAGAATTTAACAGAGGTGGCACAGCAGTAGGTGTTGCAAGAGCCAATCAATTAATTAGCAAAGAAAGATTATCACCAAATACAGTTTTAAGAATGTATTCATTCTTTTCAAGACATGAAGTAGATAAGCAAGGACAAGGATTTGACAGAGGTGAAGATGGTTATCCATCAGCAGGTAGAATTGCTTGGGCATTGTGGGGTGGTGATGCAGGATTTAGTTGGGCTAAGACTAAAAGAAATCAAATCATGAGAGAACGTGAAAAGTCTTTTGATGATATGGAAACTAAAGTTGCAGGTGTATCAGGCTCAACTCTTAAAGGTTTAGAAGGGAAAGTAAAAGACCATAACGATAAATATGGAGATGAAAAAGGTAAGAGAGTTACTGTGGGTATGTTAGCTAATGTTTATAAACGTGGTGTTGGTGCATATCGTACTAATCCATCATCGGTAAGACCAAGTGTAAGGTCAGAAGAACAATGGGCTATGGCTAGAGTAAACGTATTCTTACAAGCTGTTAGAACAGGGAAGTTTCCAAGTGGTAAGTTTGATTTAGACTTATTACCTAAAGACCATCCTTTATCTAGCAAAGACTAAGGAGAAATAATATGCCAAGTACTAATAGGTCTAGTATATCACTAGCCACAGCTCATGATATTGTCAGAGCATGGAATCTACCCAACATGACAAAACAAAAAGATGTTTTTGAATATCTTGGGTTATCTACTGATTCAGGAACAATGTCTTTTTACAGACAACAAGCAGAGGAACTAACAGGTATTCAATTATTACCACACAACAACAATCGTAATGTAGTTGTTAGAAGTGAACGTGCTAATCTGCCACCACTAACTAATCGTGTAGAGATAACTGACCATCCATATTCAATGCTTGTATTTTCTGATGCACATTTTGAAGGACACGAAACAGTATCATTTAAGATTATGTGTGAAGTATTAAAAGACTTGGTTAAAACAAGACAACTTAAATGTGTTGTAGCTAATGGTGATATTATGGATTTATCTATCCTATCTTCATTTGCAAAGTTTCACACAGAGATAAGACCACAAGAAAGAACTGTACAAAAAGAGATATATGATTCACAAGCTCAAATAAACAGACTACAAAAGATTATTGATAAGGCTAAATATCCTATTAAGCAAATAGCAACATTCGGTAATCATGAAACAAGATTATCTAAAGTTGCAATGTCTTGGGGTAGAGCCTTTGAAGATTTAGAAGCATTTAAGATACAAACCTTATTTCCTGATTGGGATTGGGCTATGTCTCATTTAGTCGATGATACAGTTTTAATCAAGCATAGAATGAGAGGTGGTGTACATACTGCTTATCAAAATGCTATGAGGTCAGGTATACATATCGTTACAGGACATACACATCAATTGAACTTCAGAACATTTAATACCTATTCCACAACATCAATGTCTATACAAACAGGACACTTATCAGAACAATATCATCCTTACCTTGAAGATAATGTTGCAAATGATTGGAATAATGGATTTGCTGTAATAACGATTGACCCTAAAGAAAAAACAGTTCATCCTGAACTTGTACAAGTAAGCAACCTTCATAGGTCAGCATTCTTTAGAGGTAAAAAATATACAGTATGAAAGATTATCCACTAGTCATGGTAGATTGGCTAGACCACACAGCAGATGCAAGATGGGTAGAGAACATAGATTCTTGTGAGCCTGAGCTATGCAGAACGATAGGGTGGCTAATAAAAGAAGATAAGAAGTCATATAAAGTAGCAAATGCAATCACAAAGGAATCAGGTCTTGGTGGCATTTCTGTTATACTCAAATCCTGTGTAGAGGAAATGTGGATGATAGAGATGGATGATGAAGAAAACTGAAAGGGTATATTTACAGAAAATAGCAGATTTAGGATGCATCGTATGTAAGAAACTAGGATATGAGGGTACACCTGCTGAGATACATCATGTTAAAAGATTCGGTGCTAAAAGAGACCACACACAAGTTATACCATTATGTCCACATCATCACAGAACAAGTAAAGAATCGTATCATCTCAATCCTTTATGGTTTACAGAGCAGTTTGGTACACAACAAGAACTATTAGAAGAAACTATGAGATTAGTCAATGTCGAAAGTCAGGATTAACAAAAGAAAAGAATATAAAGAACAACTGAGACTATTTATTACTCTTAGCAATAATGTTAGAAGAAGAATCAGAGAACACTTCAGGACTTACACTGATTTAGCTGAATCTTTATTTGATGATTTAGGTCAAGTGCCTAATGAATACTATGAAGATTACTATAACGACTTATTAAGCATTTTAAGTGATAATGCAAGACAAGTAATCATTACTATGGGTAATCGATTACATAGAACACGATTAACTAAAGCAGAAGATGAAATCGACCCAATCATTCTTCAATATGTAGGCACTAAAACAGCAGAGAATGTATCTAACATCACAGAGACCACGAGAAAGGGCATACAAGCTGAAATTTCACTAGGTTTAGAGACAGGGCTATCTAACCCACAGATTTCTAAAAACATTCGAAAAATCACTGCTTTTGCTCCATATAGAGCCACTATGATAGCAAGAACAGAAACACATCAAGCAATGAACTATGGAAACCAAGAAATTGCTAAAAGATTAGGTCTAACAAGACCACTAAAAGAATGGGCATCAGCTATGGATGAACGTGCTAGACAATGGCACAAAGATATCGATGGTCAAAGAGTGGGTATTGATAAACCCTTTAAAATAATGACACCTGTTGCAGGTGGTGGTGTGATTGAAAAAGAACTACAATTTGCAGGAGACCCAAATGGTGGTGCATCTAATACTATAAACTGTAGATGCTTTGTTTTATACTATGATGAAGGAGATATTGTTGAGTAAGAAACAAGAAGGACAACAAAAAAGTCAAGATTACGAAATATTCTATTCAGAGGGTATCAATAAAGGTTTGACCAATGCACAGGCATCTTTATATGCTCATGATTTACTAGCCAAGAAATACAATTATAAGAATCCTTTCACAATTAAACCAAAATCTATCTAAAAAAAATATAAAAAACCTTTGACAGACTATATACTTTAGGTATATACTGAAGGTATAAATTAACTAGGAGAAACAAATGAGAGTAACAAAAAATGAACTAATAGAATTAGTAAAAGAAAAAATAAATTATGTTAAATCTTTCGAGAAAGCTACATGGGATGCATACTACAAGGCACAAGATGGAGATTGTCCAATTGCTAAACGTGATACTATAGAGGCACTTAATGATTTACACGAAGATTTAGCAAAATTCGAAGATAAGCTAGAAAGTTTACAATCAAAAAATAATTAATCAGTAATATTGAAAAAGAGAGAGCAGACTTAGTTCTGCTCTTTTTTTATTGTTATTATAAGTGGTTTATTGTTACAATGACCACAATATACTTGACAGGGATTTCGAGTTATGCCAAATGGACAAGAGGACAACATGGAAGTTGAACACGACATTTTAGATTTAGAATGTGAATATAAAGAAATGGAAGCAGAAGATGATGGCTCGTTTGAAGGCTATGCATCTGTATTCAATAACAAAGATTTAGGAAATGATGTCATCAGACAAGGTGCATTTACTAAAACTATAACAGGCAGAAAAGCAAGTAGCATTAAATTACTCTACCAACATAAAACAGATGAACCTATCGGTGTCATTGATTCCTTAGAAGAAGATAAACGTGGACTAAAAATAAAAGGTCGTTTAGCTATGGGTACACAAAAAGGTAGAGAAGTATTTGAATTAATGAAAATGGGAGCATTAGATTCCATGTCAATCGGTTATAGACTTCAACCTGATGGCTATAAATACGATGATAAAAACAAACGTAGAGTAATCAAAGAAGTAGACTTAATGGAAGTCTCAATGGTTACATTTCCAATGAATCCAAAAGCAAAGATAACGAAAGTTAAATTAGCTGAAATGGATGCTAGAGAGATAGAAGCATACTTACGAGATGTTGGTGTGATGTCTACTGCTGTAGCTAAGCAAACTGCAAACGTACTATACAAGTCTTATCAAGAGATAAATTTGTACGAACAACGTGATGTTGTTGATAGTATCAAGCAATTAATCAATAAACTTAACTAAGAGGACTAATAATGTCAGAAGAAATCAAAGTTGTTCTTGATGAGTTAGGCTCTAAATTTGAAGAATTCAAATCAGAGAACAAAACTCGTTTAGAAGAAATTGAAAAAAAAGGACATGCTGACCCTATTCTCCAAGAAAAAGTTGATAAAATGTCAGATGACATTGCTAAACTAGCAGAAGTCAAACAAGCACATGAGATTCAACAAAAAAATCTTGAAGAAGCAACAGCAAAAATTGAAAGTCTAGAAACCATATTAGCTAGACCAAATGCTTCTAAATCTGCAGATGTAGATATGCAAGTTAAAGCATTCGGTAAATGGTTAAGAAAAGGTGAAATAGATGAAATGGAAAAGAAAGCACTTTATGAATCAGATGATACTCTAGGTGGATTTTATGCACCTACAGAATATGTAGCTGACTTAATCAAAAGTGTAACTGAAATCTCTCCAATTCGTTCTATTGCTAGAGTAAGACAAACAGATAAACGTGGTATCGAAGTGCCAAAAAGAACAGGTCAATTCTCTGCTTCTTGGGTATCTGAAACAGGTACACGTTCTGAAACAACAGGCTATACAACAGGTCTACAACAAATCGATGCACACGAACTTTATGCATTAGTAGATATCTCACAAGCTATGCTTGAAGATTCTGCTTTCGATTTAGAATCTGAAATGGGTTCTGAATTTGCAGAGCAATTTGCTAAAGCAGAAGGTACTGCATTTGTTAGTGGTTCAGGTGTTGGACAACCTTTAGGTTTCACAGATGCATCAGCTGGTGTTGGTTCAACTAACTCAGGTGATAACTCTGCATTAACAGCTAATGGTCTTTATGACTTAGTTTATGCAATCAAATCTGAATACTTAGGTAATGCTCGTTTCGTTATGAACAGAACTACTTTCTCTAAAGTACTTCAATTAGAAGATACAGCAGGACAAAAAGTATTCCATGTTGGTTTAAATCTAGTAAGTGGAGCTCCTTCTACAATAGCAGGATTCCCATATGTACTAGCAACTGATATGCCAGATGTTGCAGGAAGTGCTAAACCAATAGCATTCGGTGACTTCTCTAGAGCATACACAGTTGTAGATAGAGTTAATCTATCTATCATGAGAGACCCATACAGCCAAGCTACAAGTGGTAACATCAGATATGTTGCTCGTAGAAGAGTTGGTGGACAAGTAGTATTAGCTGAAGCAATTCAACTACAAAACATTAGTGCATAAGGAGATAGCAAATGAGAGACATTTCAAATAGAACTTCAGTTGTTAAAGCACTTGCTCCTGCAGTTGTAACTGCTGATACAAACGGCTCAACAATCGATTTGCAAGGTTTTAACTCTGCAATGATGGTTATGCATACAGGTATCGAAGGAGATACATTATCAGGTTCTGTGAAGTTCGACTTTATATTAGAAGAATCAGATAATGGTTCAGATTGGTCAGCTGTTACATCATCTACCGATGTTACAGAAGGCAGTGTTGATTCTAGTGGTATCTTTTTAACACTTGATGATAATGCTGAAACACCTCAAGTAACCCAAATAGGGTATATAGGTGGTTCTCAGTACATCAGAGTTAGAATTGATGCAACAGGAAGCCACAGTAATGGCACACCAATGAGTGCTGTTGTTGTAAAGGGCAACCCTTCTGATTCAGAGGATGCTTAATAGCCTATAACTAGGCACATGGTGGGTAGACTTTGTTATTCGGTCTACCCACCGACTGAGGTATACTATGACTGTGAGTACAGCATATACTGAAAAAGAGTTAGATATAATTAAGGCTATTTATAAAATAGACCCTAAAGCTAAATTTCATATCAAAGGAAGTTTAGAGAGTCGTATCGACTTTTTATATGGTGGAATAGTATGGGATACAGAACCTATTTCTTGGGAACAAGTAGTAGAGAAAATGTACGAATTAAATAAAGGTGATTAAATGAAAATCAAAATGTTACAAAGAACATTAGGTTCAGGAAATGCTAGTGGTAATGGCACTAAATGGTATGAAGAAGGTGAAATCATAGATTGCACAGAAGAATGGCAAGTTAAATTAGGTCAGATGTTTTTAGATGATGGTAAAGCACAAGAACTTAAAATGGTTGAGCCAACTGAAAAGAAAGTAGTTAAAAAGAAAACTGCATCTAAAGAAGATAAACCAAAACTAGTTAGAAAGAAAACAAAGAAAGCAACCAAGAAGTAATGAGACATGGCTCGTACTCTAGGCACAGACTTTCAAGCACAACTAGATAGCTCACAGCTAGAGCCTTTCTTTGCTGTATCAGTAGGTTTCACTATACCACTTAATCTATGGACAGGTTATAACACCATCACTATAGGTGGCACAGAATATTTCCCATCAGGAAACTTATTATCTATCAGTCCAATAGATGAATCAGCAGATATCAGAGCCAATGGTGTCAAAATAGCATTATCAGGTTTAGATAGCAGTATTATATCATCAGCACTTACAGAAGATTCACAGGGTAAGATTGTAAAGATTTATTTTGGTGTATTAGAAACAGCATCTAATGCTACAGCAGTAGTAGATACTCCATATCAAGCATTTGAAGGTTTTATAGATAGAATGGCTATTGTAGAAGATAGAAATATAGCAGAAATATCAGTCGATGTAGAAAACAAACTTATTATGTTAGAAACACCACTTAACAGAAGATATACCGACCAAGACCAAAAGAATTTATTTGCAGGTGATAGAGGATTAGAGTTTGTAGAATCACTACAAGATAAATCAATTGTTTGGGGTGGTGGCTCTAATTAATGCATGAATCCACTAGAAAAAAGATTAAATGATATAAGTGATGTAATTAATCTTTATAAATCATTCGATAAATATAATAACCATACAAGAGAAGAACTATTTAATTATCTTCTACAGCCATTCAATTTAAATCAATATAAGATTTTCTATAAAGATAATCAACCATCAGCATTTGTTTCATGGGCATTTTTAGATGAGGAATATGAAGAACATTTTAAATTAACATCTGATATTAATAATTGGAATTGTGGTGATAGAGTTTGGTTGGTAGACTTGGTATCATGTGGTGATTCTAGAAAGATGGTTAAATGGACTAACCAATATTTTAGTAAACTATTAGGTGTAGGTAAAAAAGTGAATTATTTAAAGATAGATGATAAATGGAATATATACAGAATATCATCTTCAGTAACAAAGGAGTGTTATAGATAATGGGTGGTGGTGGTGGAATACTAGGAACAGTAATCAGTATAGGTACAGCTATCTATACAGGTGGTGCTTCATTAGCATTAGGAACTAAAATAGCACTTAATGTTGGTGCATCTTTAGTTGCAAGTGCATTAGCACCAAAACCCAAAGCATCCTCATTAGGCAGTAAATCTTATCAAGACCAAACAACTAATCGTAGTTTGATGGTTAAAGAACCTATTACTACAAGAGAAACTGTTTATGGAATAACTAAAAAGTCAGGCTCTATATTATTTATGGATACAACTGACAACAATAGAAGATTACATTTAGTTGTTGAAATAGCATCACATGAGATTAACAATTTTGGTACAACTGTTGATGATAGATTCTTTTTTAATGAAGAATCGATACAATTAGGTCTCTTATCAAAAGGTGGTGGTGGCTATACTGACCCTGATGGTATTTATAGATATACACCAACAGCAGGAAGTTATAATGAAGGCTCAGACTATAATCCTAATAATAAAAAAGTAGAGGTTAAATTTCATAAAGGCTCAGATGACCAATTATCAGATTATGATTTAAGAACCCAAGTATCTAAATGGACAACAAATCATAGGTTAAGAGGAATATCCTATATCTATGTTCAAATGGAATATGACACAGACATGTTTCCTAATGGCATTCCTAACATAAGTACAGTTGTTCAGGGTAAAAAGCTTTATGATTTTAGAACAGACACAACAGCATTTTCTAGAAACCCTGCATTATGTATTTATGATTATTTAACAGATACAAGATTAGGACTTGGAGTAAATCCTGACAATATAGATATTACATCATTCACTACAATGGCTAATTTATGTGATGAAGATGTAACTAAAGTTGGTGGTGGAACAGAAAAAAGATATCTATGTGATGGTATTGTCTATAGTGATACAGCTCCTATGCAAGTGCTTGATGATATGCTAACAAGTTGTGCAGGAGTATTATCTTATTCAAATGGTAAGTTTATTTTAAAAGGTGGTCAGTATGTAGCACCTACTTTAACTTTAACAGATGATGATTTTATATCTCAAATATCGATAGAATCTAAAAAATCTAGAAAAAATTTATTTAATACAGTCAAAGGTATATTTACATCATCAGAGACTTCATGGCAACCTACTGATTATCCTATAGTTACAAGCAGTACATTTACCGATGCTGATGGTGAAACTATTTATGGAAATATAGATTTACCATTTACTACATCAAGTGCTACAGCTCAAAGGATTGCTAAAATTGCTTTATTTAAAAATAGACAGCAAATAGTTGTATCAGCACAAGTTAAGATGTCAGGATTTAAGTTACAAGTTGGTGATACAGTCAATGTAACCAATAGCAGACTAGGTTGGACAGATAAAGTATTTGAGATAGCTGAATGGAGTTTTAATACTAATGATACATTAGGCATTAATCTTATAATGGTTGAAACAGCATCATCAGTTTATGATTGGGATGCAGAAGAATCTGAATTTGTTGCAGATAATACTACATTACCAACAGTACAAACTGTAACAGCACCTGCTATCGTGGTTACAGATGAACTCAGAGTATATTCAGAATCACCTATTACAGTATTAAAAGTTGTATGTTCTAGTAGTCAAGGAACAACGAATGAATTTGAAGTAGAAGCATTAAATAATAATGACCCTGATGGAGAATATGTAACTCTAGGCAGAAGTAAGCACAATATATTTGAATTAGTAAATGCAGAAGATGGAGCAGTTTATACAGTCAGAGCAAGGTCTATTAACTCATTTAATGTGCATTCTAGTTATGTCACAGCAGACCACGAAGTTGTTGGTAAAACAGCACCACCTAATGATGTAGAAGACTTTTCATCTAATGTAATCGGTGATGTTGTAGCATTGAATTGGACACCTGTACCTGACTTGGATTTATCACATTACATCATTAGACACACACCGATAACTGTATCACCTAAGTTTGAGGAAGGAATCATTGTAGCTAGAAAAGTAGCTAAACCTGCTAACTCTATTTTATTACCTGCTAAGACAGGAACATACATGATTAAAGCAATCGATGTATTAGGTATAGAAAGTGAGAACTCAGCTAAATCAGTTATTATCTTAAACTCTATAACAAGAGATTATAATATCGTAAGCTCATCAACAGAGAGCCCTGATTTTACAGGTGCTAAACAAGATGTTGAAGTTGTAACAAGAGAGGGTACAAATTATCTTGAATTAATTCATGCAGTTTTATTTGATGATGGTGTTGGAACATTTGATGATGATATAGGTCTATTTGATGATGGTGGACAAACAGCATTTAATACTGAAGGCACTTATGACTTTCCTTTATTTGACTTAGGTGCTGTATTTAATAGCCGTGTTACCTTTACCTGTAAATTTGAAAGACACGATGAATCATCATTATTCGATTCTCAATCAGGATTATTTGATAGTTATGGTGGATTGTTTGATGGTTTATATACTGAACACAATGATATTAATGTTGAATTATTAATTAGCACATCAGAAGATAATATTACTTATACTGATTACAGAACATATATTCTAGGTGATTATACAGCTCGTTATATCAAGCTTAGAGTTAAACTAACCACAACTACTCAGGTATCATGTCCAGCTATTTATGAATTATCAGCATCAGTAGACATGCAAAATAGAACAATAGCAGATAATGATTTAGTATCAGGCACATCACCAAGTGGATATACAGTAACATTCTCACCTGCTATGAAGCTTTTAGAAGGTCTTAGCATAGCATCTCAAAACCTAGACCAAAATGAGAGATATAATATAACAGCTAAAGATGAAACAGGATTTACCATCATATTCTATCAAGGAAGTGGCACAGGTACAGTTATCAGCAGAGAATTTGATTATGTAGCTAAGGGCTATGGATATGTGGAATCTTAATAATTTAATGATATACTTAAACCAATTTATAAGGAGATAAATTTTGTCACAACACGATTTAGATATTGCTAACCAAACGTTTCCGAACACTAGGTCAGATTTAAACGATGCTTTACAAGCATTAGGAAGCACATCATCAGGTGCTACAGTTCCATCAACAACCTATGCTAATCAGCTATGGTATGACACAGCTAATAATAAGCTTTATATCAGAAACGAAGACAATGATGCCAATATCGAGATATGTGAACTTGACCAAACAAACGATTCAGTAGAATTTTTTAAATCAGATTCAGTTAGAACAGCATTAGTAGAATATACCGATGGAACAGATGCACTAACTGTTGGAAGTGGTGGTGAATTAACAACATCAAGCACATTAGATGTAGATGGTAATGAATTAATATTGGATTCTGATGGGGATACCTCTATTACGTCAGACACAGACGACCAAATAGATTTTAAAACAGGTGGCACCGATAGAATGGTGATTGATTCTAGTGGTAATGTAGGTATTGGCACAGATGCTTCGGATAATAGTATATATGGTGGAATATTGAATTTAACTGATGGCTCAGTAGGTGGAGAAACAACTCTTGTTATTGCTAATAACAATGCAAATCAGTTTATAAGATTAGGTGTAAATGATAGTGAAGCTCAAATTGTTTACGACAATGCTGATGAGTTAGTTTTTGGGGAAGCTACAGATTCTACTACATCAGGCATAACTACAGAACGTATGAGAATAGCATCTACTGGATATGTAGGTATAGGTACTAGTAATCCTGCTAGAGATTTACATATATCAGATTCAGGAACACCAGCTATTCGTTTGCAAGATACAGGTGGAACTAATCAATATTGTGAAATGCTTGTAAGTGGTAGTGCTGTAATTTTACAATCTAGGAACGATACATCAGATGGTAATATAGTTTTTAGAGGATTAGGTGGTGGTACTGCTACAGAACATATGAGAATAAACTCCAGTGGTAATGTAGGTATAGGTACTAGTAGTCCTAGTAATACACTTCATGTTAAAAACACTACATCTTCAGGTGCTTTAATACAATATGATGGTCAAAGTAATGGAGAATTTGGATTAAGAATAGAAAGTAATATTAGTGGTGGTAATTTTGAGGGAGACTTTGCTAATGATGGTGCTCTATTAGATTTATTTGCTAATAGTTCAACAACAACTGGTGGAGATATATTAGTTGCAAGAACTCAAGCATCTGACCCTGTTTTTATAGTTAGAGGAAATGGTAATGTAGGTATAGGTACTAGTAGTCCTTCTAATGCATTAGAAATTACAACCAACACGACTGACCAACTTCGTATAAGTGATGTTACTGGTGATGGATGGGAGTTTCGTGCAGGTAGTAACTTAATCTTTAAGGATGATGGCACAGAACGTATGAGAATAACTAGTGCAGGGCATGTAGGTATAGGTGTAGCTGCAGCTGGAAATCCATTAAGTGTTTTAGGAGATGCTATTACACCTGTAGCTGTAAATAGAACAACTAATGATGGAACATTAATTTCTTTTAGACAAGATGGTGTACAAGAGGGAACTATTACAGTATCAGGTACAACAGTATCTCTTGTTGGTGCTCATTTATCTCGTTGGGGAAGATTAGCTGATGGCTCACAACCAACTATCCTAAAAGGCACAGTAATGTCTAACCTAGATGAAATGATTGTATGGTCTTATGATGATGTTTTATACACAGAAGAAGATGAACTACCTGAGGGTAAATCTGTAGGTGATGTTAAAACACCTGCTTACACAGCAGAAAACGAACAAAGAAACCAACTTAAAATAAGTGATGTTGAGGGTGATATCAATGTTGCAGGATTATTTGTTAAGTGGGATACAGAAGAAGATGGATATAACGATATAGATTTAGCAATGACAGGTGATATGGTCATCAGAATTGCACAAGGAACAACAGTTCAAAGAGGAGACTTACTTATGTCAGCAGGTGATGGTACAGCAAAACCACAAGAAGATGACATAGTAAGAAGTAAAACAATTGCAAAGGTTACATCAACTACAGTAATCAATACTTATGATGATGGAAGTTATGTAGTACCTTGTGTAGTAATGGCTTGTTAGGAGAATAATTAATGTACGAATGGAAATTTAATTTTG